CCACTGTCTAGCAATGTGTTTTTCGCGGCTCTACAGAGCAAAGTGAGCTTACTGCGAGCAGCCAAGGCCGGCTTATAGCAATCCTTGATTTGGTTTAAGTGTGTGGACTCAGGTGAAGAACAAATCTGGGCGGTGGTCAAACCGACGCCAACCAGCAGACTTCGACAAGAGCTTAGTGCATCTGATCCCAGCCGAAGCATGAACGAGTGCGTTTACCACAAACCCCCTACTTTCTTGGACGTTGAAGCTGTCACTATGTTGTTCTCTGCGAATGCATCCGCTACCGCTCACTAGGGACACTTTACGGAAGAGGAGTTAAAGCTCCCCACGCTTGAGGAAGCACCTAGGTGCATACACTCAAGGTCCCAGATCCAGATGGTTTGACAGGCCACCTAGACTTTTGTGAAACACTTAGAGCTACTGGGTGGCGGGAAATTTAGCAAGGTCACCAACCCTGAACTAAATTTGAGTGGGTTAAGGTGGAAGCGGAAATCAACTGCTGAAACCACCAAACCACTCTAGGAGTGGTAAACCTAAGGCGGTCCCGGAAAAAGGCCAGGACCGCTCCTCCTAAACCTTCTAATTCCTAACGCAAGGGGCCCGGATCAGGCATTTCCCTTTCAAGTCGAAACGGGCTGCGAGTTCGCCGACCATCGCATTTAATCCAACTGCCACTGTTGCTCCGAAGAGACAATAGAGTGGCTGGCTTGGAACCCGACCTTGTAGTAGCGCAAACTGGGCGGAGGTCGAGCCAGCTAGAAAGACTTTGGAAGTCTCTCAGGCTGACTCGATTCTCCGCCCAGCGAAAGACCCAGAGAGTCCATGGTGCGAGCTTCATCCGCAGAAATGCGCACCCAGACTTGCTCCGGATCTTTTGGCCTGTTGCCTTTCAGCGAACTGGCTCTCTTGGGGGTCTCAGCGCTCTGAGCGAGTTTGGTCATTGACTTCTCGCCATCAGAATCATCGCGCTTCGAGTCACCCTTGGTTTCAGCGACTGAGGACATGCCATCGACCAACTGCTTAACCTCGTGCTTGCGCTGCTCCCGAGTCCTGCTTTGCTCCCGGTCAGCCTCAGCACTGGCAAGCAGTCGAATCAACTGCTCCCTGCCCTGTTCAGTCCGCAACATCTCGACATGCTCTCTCTTGAGGTGCTGATCCGGCGACGAGAAGCCCGCAGGGCTAAACTTCGCAAGATGAGAGATGCTCTCGCCACGGCGCCGGCGGGCAAGCGTCCTAGACTTCCGACCACGCTCGATGTCCTCTTTGACATCCGGCGAGCTGATCTCATCCAATGAACGCCGCTTTCGTCGCTTGCGCTCGCGGGTGCGCGAACCGTCGTCGTTCTCGGTCTCTTCCTCATCGGTTGTGTCATCGCTTGAATCAGACTCCGATTTGTCTCCAGCTTGGGGGAGGGGAGCCGAGTCGGTCTTGGTGTCAAGCACCTTGACTCCAGACAGAGCGCCACACACACTGTCTTGGGAGAATGGGTAGATGGATCCGACTTGCTTGGCGACTGTGGTGTCTTGTGCACACATTGGCTGAAATAGCACCCAACTGTTATTGGCGGTGGCAGCGCCGACGACAGTAGTGTCAAATTCAATGAGCAAGCGACTCTTGACTGCCAAGGCCGCAGGTCGATAAACAACAGCCCAACCGCCGATGAAAGCTGTGCCGGACCCAAGAGAGGCACCGCCATAGACCCCGTTGCCGCTGGTGAGGGCCACAGGCAATGTTCCGTCATCAGTACAAGCCGAAAAGGTGAAGGGACAAGTGCCCCAGGTGTTCGGCAGGACTGACCCCGCGCACGTGAGCGACGTCGCTGTTCGCATCACCCAGCTGATGCACCACCAGTTGGAAACGGACCAGGCGACAGTGACCTTGTCCACTGCGACCCAGTTGACATCAACTTGGCCTTCATCCCACTGACTCGTTGGGACGTCAGGGTTAAAGTCAGCAACAGCAAAAATACTGTCGGTCGCGATGGTGTTGGGGAAGTAGCCAGCTGAACCAGGGACAATGCTGTCCTCGTCGAACTTGCTGTTGTGCAGCGTGATGTCATAGGAGATCCAGATGTCAATCTTGGTGGTGGCGCTCGCAGTGGTGTCGAGGAAGAAATTCCAAATGCCTTGGATCGACTCGCGGGGCTCAATGCCGATGTCAACGTAATACATCTTGTTCGGTGCTCCTTCGAGGTGCCACTCCGAATCCTCCCACAACGTAGTGATATGACCGCCGTGCGTGAAGCACTGCTGACGGATGTCGTGAACGGTGCGAGGGCGCTTGTCGGTAGCGTCCACCTCAAAGTAGGCTCCGACAGATCCGGTGACTCCAGAACCGGAAGTCATGGAAATGTGCGCAGTCCACGACCCTTCCCAGTTTTCGTAGAAACCAGATTCACCGCGAAGCAAAGACGCGTCGATTGCTCGAGGATTGCACACGAATTGGTAAATCAACGTGCCCTCAGCGGTGGAAGTCAAGACCGTCACCATGTCGAGGAAATCCTTGCCAACGATGTGTCGGCGACCACGCGAGTCGTGGACCTCCCGATACGCGACGTGCTTTTCGCGCTTGACACCCGTGCCAACTGTGACGAGCGATGGGCGTTGGCCGTATTCTCCTGGCCCAACATTCGAGCCAAGAGTGGCAGCGTTCATGGCCCACGCTTTTTTGGATGCGGAAGCTCGATTGGTCCACTCGTACGGCATGCCGCCGAGCGAACGCCTTTGGGCTTGATGGATGGCATTTGGTGCTTTCAAGGCAGCTGTGAGGCTGCCAGAGACCTTGCGCTCTCCACTGGGCTTGAACTTCAGCTGGGTGGGCTTGCTGGACGCAGCAATAGATGCCCTACGCGGCCGAGAATTCTTGGTTGTGTTCCACTTGTCACGGCCAACGATGGCGTCTGTAGTCTTGGAAATGAGCCTTTGAACAGGGTAGCCTGCGGCAAGCATGGCGGCGGCAATCGGCTTAGCAATGCCGTGCTGCTTTGCAACCGCCTGAACTGCTGCTGACTTGTATTCTTGGAACTCTCTGCGCTCCCGCTTGGTGCCCTCGTCGAAGAGTCTCTTCTTGGGCTTCTTAGCAGGTCGCTTCGGCTGTGACTTGGTGAAAGGTCGGGCTGGTTGAGCCTTTCCTTTTCCCTTTGGGTGCTTTGCAGGCATCCCATTTTGTTTGCTCATTGGTGTAATGAGGCTTTGGGGAGTGTCGATCCCTTCGCAAAACCTCTCGCCTGGAGGACGAGAGGTAGGGATAGGGCCGAACAGCTGGAGGAACGCGTCGCCAACAACGCTTTTTGCCTCCGAGCTGCTCGATTCGAGCGAATACCACAATTTGGCAAGTGTGGCATCTGACAAAAGTGACGTCTTTGCTCGTCTCCAGTCATCCATCCCAGAGTAGAGGACATCTCGAGACTCTGCGAATTTCCGGATCAACGACTCCAGAGGTTTCCGCACCTCTGTGTTGCACCATGCAGCGTTTCGGATGCTGCATAATCTCTGGTAAATGCGGCAATCTTCAAGCATCGGATTGCTCAAAGTGCCCTTATTGCCGCCATGGATAATAGAGGAGCCCACCCGCGAGGTGTCAACCCAAGCCCCCCATGATTGGTATTCCTCGTCGTAGGTGCAAACGAACGACAGGAATGGTAACTGGTACCAGGGCGACGTGCTGCCATTGTGATTCTCGAGGGGCGCTTCAAGGATGTCTCCGAATGAATCCCACATCTGCCGAGCGACGGCATCAAACGAGTACCACTCCAGGGTTTCGGGAGCAGCTGTGACCTTACCATCGTCTCCTAGAACTATACAGCGCACTAGCTCTTTGAAAACGTGGACGATCTTTTCGTCATCCTGGTTCATCTTGTGCCCACCAAAGCGCTCGCGGATATCTGGCGGGGCAAGTTTTGCGAAACAAAAAATAAGTTTCACGATGGTATCCCATGTATTGTCTCCGGTAGTCGCAAACTGCCCGGAGGGATTAAACGCATCGTGTAGCCACATGGAGCCGTCGCTCAACATAAGTGGACTATGAATCAAAATTTGGATAGCAACTTGAGTGCGCATCCAGTTGTCGGGAGTCCTGTCCTCGGGCCTCAACATCCGGAACATCATCTCATGGTAGGAGCGCAGAAAGCGCTCAGTGATAGAGGCGTCCTTCGCCTTCACATCGAAACTCCAGCCACGTTGAAACTTGCCGCAATAGGCAGCATGCGTGTTCATTCCGCCGTTGTAGATCGGTGCAAACAACATCGTCATGAGGTTGTACGGATCAACAGCAACTTTGTTCATCACATCGCGTTGCAAGCGCGCAAGGAGGACAAAGTGGCGAATACAGACAGCGAAGATTGTTCGAATCTGCTGCTGGTCGACCTTCTTGGCCGAACGCATTTCTTTCTTTAGGCTGGTTTGGATTACGCTATCAAGGACTCTCGAGGCAGCGTCAATCCACCATTGATTGAACTCTTCCGGTAGAGCATCGATCATGTCGCGTTTGGTGCCGTACACCAGGTTCCACGGATAACCTGGATCTTTGCTGAGGTCAGCAGTAGCCAATGCATCGTGCATGTCCATGACACGAGCGTTGCCACATTGCTGGAAAAGTAAATCCTCGAACTCGAATAGCACGCGATCGAACAGTTTGCTATCAAGCTCCGACAAAGGTACGGGGACTCTGGAGCAGCGAGCAGTAGATACGTACGCTGCAACCAGAGGGGTGTTGCACATGACTCGGTCATCACATGCGAGGCCAGTCTCCTTCCACAGAGCCGCGAGCTCCGCCTGTGCAGGCTTGACCTTGCCCTCCTTCGTGCCACGAGAGGGGTTGGCCCGGCCCGCGTAAGGGAGCAGCTGCTCTAGCTGCTCCCTAGCGGTGCTGACGGCGGGACCACCGAAGCCTCCTGGACGAACGTTGGCTTCGGGGGGAGTGTAGAAGAGGCGCTGGCGGATCCACTCTGGGAAACCCGCTGTCCACCAGCCGGCCGAAAATTTGGCGCTGAATTGAAAAGTTGAATCAATTCATCAGTCATGGGGTGAAAGACGCCATGTGCTTGGGGAGTCCCTTGGTTTCGAGAGCCGACCCAGATGCCAATGCAAGAGCCGTCTGCCCCGCACACCGGACTACCACTGGAGCCATCATCAGAAGTAATGTTGGCTCTCCAAAGAGGAGCAGTCGGTTTGAAAGCGTGTTGCGGTTCCCAAGGAGATTCAAGAGGACCGACAACATGGCCGTCAGCTCTGGTTTTCTTGACGTCAACCTTCGTGGAACTGGGAGATGTAGCGAAGGAGCAACGGAAGACAGTTGCCCGCTCGCCAGGCTTTGGCTTACGCATTTTCATCTTCACCATGTACGCATTGGTTGGCAAAGGGTAGTACGCAAGATCCCATTGTTTGCCCCCGGCAGTGACGTACGCAGCCCCGTTGGAACGTTTCTCGTCACCATCCATCAGAGGGTTAAGGGTGACCGGGGTGGCGCTCAAAGGACCAACATGTGCAGTCGGTGGCATCGCGAAATTCATCGCAGAGTGGCGACAAGAAACTACCATATTACCAAGGGCGACGGCAGCAGTCATGCACATCTTGTTCTTGTCGGCAGTGGGCGCGGTCAATGCAAAATAGCTAGTCTCAGGGATGACAGCCATTGGAATGGAACCAGCAACCATCGCCTCGGGCTTTCCGTTTTTACACTCGTGGTTCAATTTCACCGGAGCAAAGCCATCCACAAAGAACCAACGAATATAGCCTTTGTTCGGTTTCGGAGCGACTCCGCACTTGGGGCAGGTTTTCTTGACGGGGCCAGCAAGAAATTGCTGCCACTCAGCGAAATCCTTCGCATGATGATCTTGAACGTGGCAATGCCAATCATGTCTCGTGCCATGCGGCATCCAGTCGTACCTGGCTTGAGGGCCGAACGATCCTAAACACCAAGCTTTGAGGACGCGGCACTGACGAGAACCATCACACTTGAACGTCATCGGTTTTGGCGGCGGAGCGGACTTGGGCAAAGGAGGTGCCTTCGACGGCAAAGAGGGAGCCTTCGCCTCATTGTGGTCGTCCCTCTTTCGGCGAGTCTGACGCTTAGAGTCGGATCGATCGTCGAGACCCCACCCGGTTGTTCTGGTATCAGACTCAACCTTAGACTCAAAGGTAACACGCTTAGAGTCACTCTCGCTCTTGGAATCAGAAATGTAGATATTCACCTTTGGATCAGAGATGACGATCTCGGGCTCGGATTGAGACGGGTCGATGTCTTCAATGAGCTCGCTGATGCAAGCAATAGCGTGGTCCTCCATGGCATCTGAGTCACCTTTGTCCTTGGCGACAATGATCTCAGACACATGCTGCTTGGTGTCGATCGTCGCACACACAAGCATCTCCGATTTCCCGTGAAGGATTTCTTGACAAGTGCACTGTTCGCCGACACTGGCCATGCACGCACAGGTCTTGTTATGCTTCGAGCGATCACAAGACTTATCGTCTTCCGGAATCATCTCGTTTTGACGATTGGGCTTCGGGACGCTGCCCATCTTCGATTCGGTAAAGCTGGCGACAGGAACCGGAACGAGGTGAACAGCAGCCTTCCGCCTACTAACAACGATAGCAATGCCAATGGCAGTACCGATGGTAATTGCCAGAGTGGTCGATATCAACGCAAGTGGTAGCCAAGCATACTGAATCGCTCCCCAAAGCGACGCCCAGACGCTACTCCCACCGGTACGCAAGCCTCGATAGCGAGCGGCCATCGTGCTCAACCTGTGAATCAGTGGCGTCGATTCATGAGGGAGAGTTTGGAGATCGCCAAGCGAATCGGGCACAAAAAAAGCCGCCGGCGTGGAGTAAAACGAATTTATCCAAGACGTTGTGGTGGAAGGACAAATCCCGTGCGCCTTGTGCTCGGGGCAAGTGTCGGACACTCTCCTCCACGCACCATTGACCGGCACCCGCTCACAAGAGGGGGTGAGAACTTGGCACCTGAAATGATTCGCGCCATCAGTCCACATGTAGTGCCGATAATGGTTGGTCTGTTCACCATCAAGAGACGCCCCAATCCCATCCTTACGGTCGTGAACCCTAGGGATGAGACAAGAGCAATCGAAGAAGCCACATTGCGTGCAAGTGAGTGTCCTCACGTCGCAGATGTACGCAGCTTCCGATCCAACCCCAGACGTTTGCGTGTGCAAAGGGCAGTGCCAAGAGCAAACAGTGGTCTGACCCTTGACGGTCTTAACGCTGCAAGCCTCCTTGAACGGGACAGAGGCAGGCACGAAGACAGGCCCAGTTCGCTTCTCATCCGTTCCGGTCCGGTGCTGGGGTAGCAAATCCTCCTCCGTGGCCCCGACACCCTTGGTGTCACCAGCCTCACGACCGGCGGCCACCTCCGTCTCCGTTCGAGCCTGCTGAGGTGAGGAGATATCCGGAAGCCCTGCTTTGGCTCCCTTAACACTGACTTTTGACAGAATGTCGACACAGTGTTGATGGTTGGGGACATCTTCGTGTGCGATACGGGCGCCGCACTTACAAAGGAAGCTCGGGAACGGAAGAGGAGCACCAGGGGGAGCGAGGCCAAGCCCAGTGTCGCAATTGTGCCCTTCCTTACCATCCACCAACTCAATCTCCTGCTTACAGCGAAGACAGTAAAACTGAGCTTGCACCTTGTCGGTTTTAACAACGCTAGCTTCTACCAAACCAAGGCTCTGAGCTACAGTGACAAAAGATTGCTTGCCCTCATCAGGCCTGGGCTCAGGGGCTGGCATTCTACGAATGTTCGGCATGTCGCCAACTATCTCCTTTGCAACCTTGATCGACTGCGCGCTAGCCGCCAAGCCAGCTTCAGGACAGACTTGTTGAAGGCAGGCAGTAACACTGGTGAGGCACTGATGAACTGAGGCCTGCACTCGATGGTTGTTCTCGATCTCGTGCCACTTGCGAAGACGAACTTCGTATGTGTCATTACGTAAAGCCATGTACTCAGCTCGAGTCAACTCATCGTCAAACCAAATCCCGGCCAGAGATTTGAGCGTGCTGATTGCGATAACAGCTGGCCCAACCCAGACGGGGGCGTTCAAGCCATAGTGGTTGGCTTTAGCAGTATGGTAGACGGTCACCTGTTCAGCCTTCGAAAGGCCTTCCATAGGCGACCCAAACAGTGCGGACATCACACGAACCATCCATTCTGGTTTGGCCTTCCAGTAGGACGGTGTGCGGATCACGCTTCTCTGAAAGGAAGCGACGCCGATCGTAACTCCAGCTGTGGTTGTCAGCTGGGCTAGACCCAAGCCCCAGAAAATCCAGGGTAGTATCACAATCAACATGATACAAAAATGAGAGAGTTGTC